TTGGTATTGAGTTGAATGAAGACTACTTTGAGATGGCACAAGGGCGTATCTTAGCAGAAGAATTTGTGGTTGCACCATAACATAGCAAAGAGGCCATTCATGCCACGACTGACCCCCCAAGAACAACAAGAGAGGGAGTTCCACTTTTTGCCGGTGTAGTTGTAATGGTAACACACCTGTTTTGTAATCAGGGAAAAGGGGTTCGATTCCTCTAACCGGCTCCATTTTTTACTTGACAAGCACTTCGTGCTTTGATATACTTGTTAAAGAGTTTGTTTATGTAGTTTAACCGGAAGAATACCTCCCTGTCACGGAGGATGGTGCGGGTTCGAGTCCCGTCGTAACCGCCATGATTAAATATCCAAGGGTGCCAGCTGTAAAGAAAAAAGGTGGTCCCCACAAAGTAAAGAAGAAAGTTTTAGACCGAAAGAAGAAACACAAGAATGCCCCTATCGACTAGTAGGCAAAGTCATTAGCCTCTCAAGCTGAAAACGAGGGTTCGAATCCCTCTAGGGACACATTGCAACCTAACGGTTGCTGAACAAAGAGTAGGAAACGCTGGTTCGAGTCCAGCAACGGTTATTGGGTCCCAAATAGTCTAACTGGTAAAACGCCTCTCAGGTTTTATGTCACTGTCGTCTAGCGACCAAGGATGCCGGGTTTTCACTCCGGAAGACGCGGGTTTGAATCCCGTCGGTGACTCCATTTAGAAGCTGTATGCTCTTTCGCTAATGTTGAAAGACAACGGCCACACAGCTATCAGCTTCTAGAGTTTTTGTTGGGAATTAGCCGAGTGGTAAGGCACTTGGTTTGGGACCAAGGTATCGGGAGTTCGATTCTCCCATTCCCAACCACTTTTGAAAGACACGTATGTCAACAAACGATAATTGGGAACATCAATCTACAAATATGAAATGCACTACCTGTATGTGGTGGGTGCAAAAAGCCGACTTTCCAGGTAGATGTAGAAAGCATGCGCCAACATTAAATGGTTGGCCTGCAACATTTGAAACAGATTGGTGTGGGGATCACAAATTAAATGAAACAAAGCTCCCCCCTGTATTCCCAGCACCATTTGTTGTAAATCAACAAACGGCTTAATGCCGAATCATTCAACGGTAGGACAAGAGGCTTTGACCCTCTGAATGTAGGCTCAACTCCTGCTTCGGCATCCACTTTTTTGTTGCCTTGTCGTTTAACCGGAAAGACACTGGACTCTGACTCCATTAATCTAGGTCCGAATCCTAGCGGGGCAACCACTTTTCTCTCTCTAGTAGACAATCTAGTAGGTGTGCATCCGAGCGATAATTGAAACAGAGAGATTAGGTTGGCAGGCTATAGTATGCACTGATCCCTAGCCAACCGACTTTTTTGAGCGGGTATGGTCTAATGCATAAGGCGCGTGGCTTCTAACCACGATGATGTGGGTTGAATTCCTACTACCCGTTCCACTTTAGTCCTGTATCCCAACCGGCAGAGGAGACAGATTCAAAACCTGTAAAGTAAGGGTTCGAATCCCTTCAGGACTACCACTTAATATGAAACTATCACCAACAAACAAAGTCACTGGATCGTTAGCTGGAGCACCATTAGCGGTTGTATTAATTTGGCTTGCAGAGCTTGGTGGAGTTTCTTTACCACAAGATGTTGCACTTTCTATTTGCGCGTTGTCATCTTTTGTAGTATCATGGTTGGTGAATGATAGAGCATAAAATAGGAACAAAAATTTAAAATGCGTGATAGACTGTTATGGAGACGGCCTGGGCTGTAAACCCAGTATCCCCAACGGGGCTCGAAAGGTTCGATACCTTAGCACGCCTAATTTTTGAGGCGGGGTGAGCGCCATTGGTAGGCCAGCGGTCTCATAAGCCGCCGAATGTGGGTTCAATTCCCACCTCCGCTCCCACTTTCCTCTTGCTGTGTTATAGGCTACAAAACAGGCCCCGGCGAGAGGGATTCATTTTGACAGACACATTCGATTACAGCAACAAGCCGGAGAAACAATATGCCTTCAACAGGAAAAGGATATCCAGACGGACACGCAATGCCAGCAGGAAAGCCCGATAAGGGAATGCCTGCACCTACAAACACAAAGGTATCGCAGTCTGCAGCAACACTACGCAACTAATCGGCCTCTATCCCAATTAGGCAGAGGAAGTGGATTTAAAACCCACTCAGTCAGGGTTCGAGTCCCTGGAGGCCGACCACTCTTAATGTGGTGGAATAACTCAATTGGTGCGAGGGGGCGGCTGTGAACCGTCTCGCTAAAGGGTTCGATTCCCTTATTTCACCCCAATAGCTAACCGTCCTGGTTGGCTCGTTGCCATTTCCCGAAAAATGAAATTCCCTTGGTATTATCTGCCTTCCTGGCGGAGACAAATGCAGCTTGAAGCAAAGCTTGACCTTTTGTTATCCAATCAGGAAGCAGAACATAAACAATTCCTTGCGACAATCGATAAGTTAGCCGAAGTGTCGGTGGCTCAAACAAAAGTATTTGAATTGTGGGCAAATCTTTTTAAGTTCAATGAAAATGAACCAAATAGAAATTGGGTGCCTAATACAAATTCAATAGAAAATGAAAAGTATTTAGAGGAGCAGGGGATGCCTCCTGGTTTATCTGATGCAGAACAAGCTGCGTGGGTAAAAAAGAGTTTAGGAATAAATTAGGATGGCAGAAAAAAAGGCTCTATCAAGTGAAGTAGAAAAGAAGTTTGAAGCGTGGCGTGATGATAGACACCAGCATGAACTACAATGGTTTATTAACGCAGCGAATCTAAGAGGAAACCAGACAACAGGGACACAGCCTGTATGGAATCGTCTGAAGTCCATAGCTGACCTTGATGAACCCCTTCGACAGAAGCGTCTTGCTATTAATCGTCTCCAAGCAAAATTCAAGGCACGTTTTGCAAAATTTGCAAAGGCAAGACCTCGACCAATTGTCGTGCCGTTTTCATCTGATAGAAGAGATAAGCAAGATGCCAAGGCATCTGAACGTGCACTTGAATACTATTGGGAAAAGTATAATCTAGAACAATCTTACCTTGACGCCTTGTTGTGGGCAGGTAATTGTGGGAAGTCATTCTGGTGGTTCCATTGGGATGCTGATGCAATTGTTCCTGTGAGCCAAGAAGATCCACAGAGTGGAGAAATTGGCATCATCGATAAACAACTTGGGGATATTCGGGTTGAAGTTGGTAATGCTTTTGAAGTATTAGTATCCGATCCACAGATTGCTCACATTGCTGATCAGCCTGAAATCATGCGTGTAAAAGTTCGACGTGTGGAAGATCTGAAAAAGAGATACCCACAGCACGCAAGCAAAATCAAACGCGATACATCTGATGATCAGTATTTTGAGTTCGAACGTCAAATAGCGTCTTTGTCTACAACAGCAACAGGATCACTAGCAAGCTTGAATGTAGACAATCCTATCTTGGGATCAGATGAAGGTCGAGCAATGGTGAAGGAACTATTCACTGCGCCGAATGCTGATAATCCAGAAGGTCGTTATGTTGTTGTAATTAGTGGCGTAGTAGTAAAGCAACAGGATGAATTGCCTTTTGGTTTTCACGATCTAAAGAATCCTTTCCCTGTTGTTGAGTTCCAAGATATTCAAGCTGTTGGGCAATTCTGGACAACAACATTCATCGAACAACTTATTCCTATCCAACGAGCATATAACAATGTTCGTGCTCAGCTAGAAGAACAGATGGATCTCAACATTCATCCAAAATGGTTTACACCAAAGCAAGCACAAATACCTGACTCAGCTTTCACAAACGTAGCAGCAGAAGTTATCGAATACAACTGGATTCCGGGGATGCCGGAACCACATGCGATTACACCTGGAAATATTGCTGCTGATGCGTGGCGATACTTGCAAGCTCTCAGAGAAGAGATGGATGACGTAAGCCAAATCCAGCCTCCATCTGAAGGAAAAGTAGCTTCGGCAAAAAGTGGATTCCAAACAAACCTTCTACAGGAAGCAAACGATGCGGTGCACGCACCTGATGCGAGAGGCTTTGAATTAACAATCCAAGATGCAGCCATCAAGATTCGCCGAATGATGAAGCTTGGTTACACCGAAGAAAGAATGCTGACATTTGCTGGGCGTAATTCTGCACCACAAGTCTTTGCCTTCTCGACTGGCCAAATCGATGAGCATGCGGCAATCAGGGTGCAAGTTGGTTCAGCTATCGGAGGATTGAAAGCTACACACATCCAGCAAGTATTGGATTTGTGGGGAGCAGGCTTACTTGGCGATCCAAACGATCCTGATGTCAAGCGTAGAACACTAGCGTCCTTAGACATGCGAGGATTAGAAGATGCACAAGAGCGTGCAAACCTAGACGAAGAACAAGCTAGGGCAGAGAATATGGATATACTTGAAGGAAAGGAAATACCAATTCCTCAGTTCTACGAGAATCATGATACACACATTACCACACACACAGACGAATTGAAAGGCCCAGCCGGTAGAGAACTTGATGATGAACTGAAGAAGGCTGTGATTGCACATACAATTCTTCACATCAACTTTATGAACCCAGCTGCTGCAACACAATTAACAGAGCAGTATGGATTAGAAGAAAAACTATTTCAAGAAGGGCTAGTAATACCGACAGCCCCGACACAACAACCTCCGCAACCAACGCAAGGACCGCCTGCTCCAGCAGAGCAACCGGCACCCCTCGTGTAATTAACGGCCTACCGTGGGCCAAAACTCACCAATCCTTAAAGGAAGTGAATAACAGCTATGCCAAAAATAGAATTACCAGAAGTGACCGAAGAAATAACTCAAAATCTTGAGACTTCTGAGGAAACACAGTCTACTGAAGAAACAACCCAAAAGGCTTCTGAAGAGACAACAGCAGTAACCGACGATACAACAGTAACAGTGAGTATTGACGGTGAAGAAACGCAGGTCAGTCTGAAGGATTTGAAGTCTGGCTTCATGAGAACAAGTGACTACACGAAGAAAACGCAGGCACTTGCAGACGGCAAGAAGCAGCTAGAAGGAATTGCTGTAAAGCTACAACAGCGAGACGAGAACTTTACGCAGATGTTGGGCGATCCAAAGAAGCTCGCGCAGTTTATGGCTGCAACACTTCCAGCGGATGAACCAATAAAGTTAGCTGACGAGGATGTTTTGACTGTTGCGGGAATGCGAAAGATGTTAGCAGCTGAGCGTGCACAAACTCAGGCTGAAGCAGCAAAGCAGGCCCAAACAGTAAATCAGAATGCCGTTCTGGAAAAAATGGAAACGACCGCACAGAATGCGTTTAAGGTTGTATACGCTGCCAATCCAAAACTCAAGAACATTCCACACGTTGGTGATGTTCTGAAGAAGATGGCACTGGATTATAGTCCACAAACGTATGATGAGATGGAAGCAGCCATTGTGAAGTCAGGTGGAAAGCTCGCAAAGGATTTTGGCCTTGAAACAAAACCCGAAGAAAAGAAAGAAGTCAATCTATTAGAGACTTCTGGCATAGAACCTCCTGGTGGATCTCGGATGTCTCCGAAGCCAGAAACTGATTTCCGTCGTGCGGGCGGAAAGAAAGTAAATTGGGCAGCGGTAGATAAGGATGTAAAGAAATTCTTAGATTCAATAGGTGGAGAATAAGGATTGAATTAAATAATGGCTAACATGAATCTAACAACAGCAGATAAGGTGTTGAAGGTCTTCTACCTTCCGCCCCTACAGCATCTGTTGAACAACCAGACAATTCTATGGAATCGTTTGGAAAGAAACGAGAACTTTAATGTAGAAGGAAAGAGCTTCACGGTTCCTTTGCATGTATCTCGTCACACACAAGCTGGTGCTGGTCGTGCTGAAGAAGGCACACTACCTAGCAAGGACGCACAGGGATACAACCAGGCGATTGTTCCTGCAAAGTATATCTATACCCGAATCCAGGTTTCTGGGCAGGTTATGAGAGCAACACGCTCTGATGCTGGTGCGTTTATTCGTGCGCTTCGTTCTGAAATTGAAGGAGCAACACGAGACACAAAGCGTTCATCTAATCGTCAGGCTCATGGTGACGGAACTGATGCGCTTGCGTATTACGTAAGTGGTTCTGGTGGAACAGCACCGGTTGCCGATGATAATCTTGGTAATCCTTTTGTGCATGTTGGATCAAAGGCAACAACTGTTGACTTGATCGATACCGGGGACAACTCAACAAAGCACGATGATTCAGTTACAATTCTGGATACAGGAACAGAAGTAGCAACAGGGACAACCCTAACTGCATCTGCGAATGTATCTGGTTCTGCTGCTGATGGTGACTACTGGGTTCTTGAAGATACTCTAGGTAACCAGATGACTGGTCTAGATGGTATCGTAAGAACTGGCGATCCTCCGCTACTGGGTAGTGGATTGCATGGTATTACCGCATCTGGAAAAGCTTATTGGCAGTCACAGATCGTTGGTGATGACACTGCATTTGCAGATCTACGATTTGCAAACATGCAGCGTGTAATCAGTAAGATGGCTCAAGCGTCCGACTATGATAAGGATGATATCGAATTCGGTTTGGCATCATACTTCATGGTTGACAAGTATTACGAACTAGCCGCAAACGAGCGTCGTGCTATTAACGTAATGCAACTTGATGGTGGATATGAGGGCGTAGAGTTCTCAGGTATTCCGCTAGTTGCTGACCAGCAGTGCAAGCACAACAGAATCTACTTCATTAATCCGCAGGCTCTACGAATCTGCCGTATGGCAGACTTCAACTGGATGGATATGGATGGAGCAGTGCTAAGTCGTGTAGCCGACAAGGATGCGTATGAAGCTACACTATACCACTATGGTGACCTAGCGTGCACAGCACGTAATGCACTTGGTGCATTGGTTGGGCAGAACGAATAATCCTTCCACAACACGTTAAGGTGTTTCTTCAACACTCTGATGAGGCAGACAGCTATGCACTTAACCTCTGCATAGCTTAGCCTCGGAGGAACCTAAATGAGTAATAAAATTAGAAAGATCGATACAGACAAAGACATTAGTCCTGCACATGCCAGAGCAGACTATGGTCCTGCTACAGTTGGGGTGGAATGGGATAATCGTCCTGATGTCAAAACAGCTGTATTTGCTCCATCATCAGGTGAACGACAGCATGTCCTAAACAGAGAGATGCATGAAGTTGTTGTTTACCAAGATGACTTCTTGGGTGATGTTGTTCGGGATCAGTATACCCTACTAAGTGGTTCTGATGCACAAGCTCTTGATCCTGTTATCTCGGCTGCAAAGAATGGCATGATTCGCCTAACGTGTGGCAATGATGCGACAACTACAATGGCGGTGAATGGTTCACAGTTGTCAATGGCACTGAACTGGGATTCATCAGTCTCTAACGGTAGATTGTTCATGGAGACACGAATCAAGGTCTCTGCGATTACAAACATCGTGCTCTTTGTTGGCTTCACTGATACATTGTCGTTGGAGATGCCATTCACGATGTCTGGCACAACTCTTACTTCAAACGCAACCGATGGTCTTGGGCTCATGTTCGACACAGGACAAACTACTGATCGTTTCTATGCAGTTGGTGTTGATTCAGACACTGATGCGACCGAGGAACTATTGGATACAGCACCAGTGGCAGCAACATGGATTCGTTTGGGGGTCGCACTGTGGGATGACGGAGTAGGACAGTTCTTCATCAACGGCGTGCAAAAGGGTGCCGATATGGCAGCAGCTTGCACACCAACTGTTGACCTGACCCCAACACTAGCGGTATTCAGTGAAACAACAACAGCACACACACTTGATGCTGATTACTTGCGTTGCGAAATGGCGAGAGTATAATTTATGCACATTCCCCAATCGTTCTCCGACAGACTCAAGGCAGACTTTAATGGACGGTTCAGAATTCGGTGGTCTCATAAGCGTAGCGAGTTTCACATAGAACAGAGACTCGCTACGGCTCAAATCTTGGAGCCACCAAAGAATATGGAAGGTGTATACGATACCTACGATGATGACTATATCTGCGCGAAAGATGGGTATGGTCCTGTAATGTCAGTGCGGCAAGGTGACCGAATGCCTTGTCGGCGATGTAAAACAACAGTAAGGGTTCCTATTCGTGAAACGCGAGAAGCGGTTTGTAGTATTTGCGGAAAGCGACACAAGGCAGCTTTTTATGCTCTAGATGATCTTTTGCTTCTTCATCTTCGGTGGATAGATCCACTGAGTGGAGGCATTGATCGGGTGCGTAAGCATGTTGCAGAAAGGAATAGAGAAAGACAGCTTGCGCGAGATCGGGCAGCATACGGAGAGATGGACGCAGCTGGTTTAGACCACTTCAATCAACTCTTTGGCATTCAACAAGCTGGTTATACAGGGAAAGTGTTTAAAGATGCAACTAAGTGAAATTAAAGAAACGCTTGACCAGTTGTTTAAAATCTTACATGCGCGAATACATCAAGCTTAGCAACATAGAAGATAAGCTTGCGGAACTTAATACATTGTTAACAGAGGAATAAAAGTTAATGCCTGTAATTGAAACAACAGGAAGAAGTTTTGGTCGTCCGGGTGGTGGAATGGCAGCATTCGAAATTGTTGGTGAAACAGGAACATCAGCATTGTTTAATGTGAGCTTTGTTGTAGCAATGCTTGACTTGAGCCGTAACTAAGTAAAAAGGTATAGAGGGGGGACATGGTCCCCTCTTTATAAATATACATGCTAATAAATCAAACAGTGCAGGGATGGTTAAATGCCTATGATTTTGAAACAATCACTGTATCAACATCTACCAAAAGACTGTCAAGTGTAAAGACTGAAGGTAACGTGCCTGATGATTTTGGGAAGGCGCGCGCAGCATATATTACATCATCTACATCTGCTGTGCGCTATCGTTTTGATGATGATCCAACATCTACTGTTGGACACGTATTACCTGCGGGAGATCTCCTGACATTAACAAGTTACGGAGAAGTCAATAAGGTTCGTTTTATTCGTGACGATTCTGAAGCAGTAGACGCAAAGCTAAGTGTAACGTTCTTGCGATAATGGCGGGATTTGTTAGAAAGACAATACGATGAATAAATACAAAACTGCTTTTATTTCTTTGCTTGTAGTTATTGTTTTGGGTTGGGCAGGTTGGGTGTCTTATACAATTACGAACACCCCTATTAACCAGTATCTCTATGATCCAACAGTTGTGTTGTCAGCAGAAACTGGTGAACCTTATACACGAGCAGAACTCTTGGATATGATGTTGGCAGCAGCATTAGAGAATACAAAAGAAGAATAATAAATGCTAACATTTAAAAACATCCAAGATGAAGTATTGCTTCTATGGGACCAGCCCGGAGAAACTGGGAACTTCCTGACAATTGTCAAGAATGCAATCAATGATGCCCATAAGAGACGTTGCACAAGCCAACGTTGGAGCTTTATGTTATGGGAGGATGTCTTAACATTTGCAACAGTCTCTGGCACACTAACCTATCGTGCACATCCGTTGCTTGATACTTTTCATCGAATCTACAACAAGACAGATGAAAAGCCCCTCAAAGAAGTAGCTCCAAGAGACTACTACCAGGTTCCCCTCAACAAATACTATTTCCATAAAGTTGAAAACTCTCCTGTTTCAGCTGATCCAGCATCAACAGGAACATTGTCTATTGAGAGTTCTTCTGCATCTGATACAGAAGCAGCAAAAGCAGTTATCATCAGATTTATCGATGGCTCAAATGATATCCAAGAAGAAACCCTAACACCAACAGGAACAACTCCTGCGCCAACAACAGCAAGTGCAGCCAAAGTCTTATCAGTTACAAAAGGTGGCACATGGCTTGGCACAATGACACTAAAGGATTCAGGCTCAAATACTATCTTGACACTAGGAATTACAGAGTATGGAAAGCAATATCCGCAAATACGTCTCCTTGTTGACCCGAAGAGTGCAGACACTGTTGAGTATCGTTTCTACAGAAAGTCTAGAAAGCTGTCAAACGATAATGATATTCCTGATATTCCTGATCCATATAGCAGTATTCTAATTTGGGATGCTGCCTTGATTATTGCAGCATATGATGAAGCCAGAGAACCACCAGAATGGCAACGCAAGAAAGCCGAATGGGAAAAGCTTATGGCTGATCAATATCTAGAAGGACAAGCACTTGGGGCAGAACCTCGTCAGGTGCGTAATGTAACACACAGATAAGTTATGTCACAGTTTAGAGAGAATCTTGTCAATTGGTCTCGTGGTGTTGTGAGTGCCGGTCGACCAGACTTGATTCACCCAGCAGCAGCATTTAGAGGAACAAATGCGGCTCTTGTTCATGTTACGTCTGAGCCCACCACAGCTGTTCCACAAAAACGGCTTGGGTGTTCTGTGCAAACAAGTGCAGCAGAAACAGGCACTCCACAAATACTAGGACTTAGTTGGTTTCGTCGTAGAACGGGTGCATCATACACAGACTATTCATTAGGTGTGAGTGATGGTGGAAGACTAAGTAAGGTTGTTTCATCAGCATGGACACCTGCTGATGCAGCAGCGGCAACTCCTTTTACAAGCGGAACACTACTTCCTTCAATGGAAGTTATGAACAACTTGTGGTTTTGTGTCAACGGCACAGATCAAAAGAAGTTCGATGGGACAAATGTA